CTGACGCACCAGAAGTACTCGACCCCGAAGTCTTAACTGCATTCGGTGAAGTCGCTAAAGAACTTGACCTGCCACAAGAAGCTGCACAAAAGGTATTAGACAAAGTCGCACCTGTAATACAGGCGAGACAAGCAGCACAGGTTGAACAAGCAAGGACAGAATGGGCAGAAAGTTCAAAATCAGATGATGAATTTGGTGGAGAAAACTTAGATGCCAATCTTGAAGTTGCTAAAACAGCCCTTGATGCGTTTGGTACTGATCCTTTAAAACAGTTGCTGTCAGAATCAGGCTTGGGAAATCATCCCGAAGTAATTCGGTTTATGTACCGAGCGGGTAAGGCAATTAGTGAAGACAGTTATGTTGGTAATTCACAAGGAGCAAATGCACAAGGCAGTAAAGTTCCTAAAGATTTCAACGGCATAGCTAACGCACTATATTCAAATCAGCAAAACAAGTAAGGAGTTATTAAATGGCTACACTATCAACCTCAAATTTAACACTAGCGGATTGGGCAAAAAGAACTGACCCAGACGGTAGAGTTCCAATTGTTGCAGAATTATTATCACAAAGCAACGAAATACTAGATGATTGCGTGTTTAAGGAAGGTAATTTACCTACTGGAGAACGTGTAGTTATTAGAACAGGTCTACCCGGTGTTTACTGGAGAGCACTTAACCAAGGTATTCCATCAACTAAGTCAACAACAGCACAGATTGACGAAGCTTGTGGAATTCTAGAAGCTCGTTCTGAAGTGGACAAAGACTTGGCAATGTTAAATGGTAACACTGCACAATTCCGTTTATCTGAAGACACTGCGTTCTTGGAAGCAATGAACCAGACTCAAGCAGAAACAATGTTCTACGGTAATCCCGGAACAGATCCTAAGAAGTTTTTAGGATTAGCACCAAGATATGGTGACTTATCTGCTGACAACGCTGTCAACATTCTTGATGCAGGTGGATCAGGTTCTGATAACGCTTCTGTATATCTAGTTGTTTGGGGTGACAATACTGTTTATTGTCCTTTTCCTAAAGGATCAAAAGCAGGTTTAACTCACGAAGATCTAGGTGAGCAAACTGTTTACAACAGTGACGGTACAAGACTACAAGCTTTTGCTACTCGTTATCAGTGGAAAAACGGTTTGGTTGTTAAAGATTGGAGATACGTTGTTCGTATTTGCAACATCGACATTTCTGACCTCCTTGGTAGTACTGGTACACAAACAGCAGCAGCTTCAACTAACTTAGTTAAATTGATGGCTAGAGCATTGTACAGAATACCAAACATGGCAATGGGAAGAGCAGCGTTCTATATGAATAGAACTGTTCACTCAGGCATGGCTATCGCAGCACTTGATAAATCACAAAACGTATTAAACATACAAGAAGGTTTATCACAGTTTGGATCAGCACAAAACTACTTATCATTCCTTGGAGTACCTCTAAGAAGAGTAGATGCGTTGATTAACAGCGAAGCTCGTGTAGTTTAATTTGTTTATTATTAAAGGAGATCTAAAATGATTACAGATAGTCTGCTCAGAGTGAGCGAAGATCAAGCGGTAACAACAACTGCTGTATCTACAAACACTGTTGATTTAAGTGTTGCAAGAGACATGGGTGAAGGTAAAACTTTGTACATGAATTTTGCACTTACTGAAGCATTTGCTAACGGTACTAGCGTAACTTTTGAAGTTATTACTAGTGCTAGTGCAAACTTAGGTACACCAACTGTTATTGGTAGCAGTACAACATTAGCTACAGCAGCACTTACATTAGGTAAAAACATTGTTGTTACTTTAAATCCAGACATCGCTGGCAAGGGTCAGAGATATCTAGGTGCTAGATACACTGTTGTTGGTACTATGAATGCAGGTAAAGTTACTGCTGATATAGTAGAGACAATTGGTGATGGTCAAAAGTACTATGCTTCTGGCTTTACCGTAGTTTAATAAGGAAAATTTATGCCTATTTACAAAGCTAAAATCAAGTGTTTTGTCGGTCAATCTATGCGAGAAGCTGACGAAGAGTTTGAATACAACGGAGAGTTCAATAGTAATATTGAATTAGTTGGTGGAACTGAATCTGATCTGCCTGTGCCGTCTAACACACCAACCGTAGTGTCAGAGGATGTTCAGCCAACTACTCAATCCATTGATTATTTATCAATGACTAAAGCAGAACTTGAAGTTTATGGTCGTTCTATTGGTGTAGAGCTTGATAGAAGACAAACTAAAGAAACTCTTATTAGTCAACTTGAAGCAGCAAATAAATAGGCATTTACAACCTTATTTATTTACCGGGGGGCTAGTAGTAATACTGCTAACCTCCTCTTTTTATAGGAGATAACATGGCAACTGAAGTAGATATTTGCAACCTTGCCCTAGCACATTTGGGTGATGATGCAACAATAGCTTCGCTAAATCCACCAGAAGGATCTGCACAGGCGGAAAAAGCTGCACGTTTTTATCCGATTGCAAGAAACAGTTTGTTAGAAATGCATACATGGAATTTTGCATCAAAGCGTGGAAATATTGCATTAACAACTAATACTCTTGATCAGTGGGATTATGCATATGTAGCCCCTGCGGACATGATGAGTCCTGTTGCAATCATATCTCCTACAGCACAAAACGATTACGCTACAAGAATGTCAGCCGGTGATACCCCCGGAGGTATAACATCCAACTATGCACCTACTATTGTGGCAGGGCAATATACACCACAACAATTTTCATTAGAAGGCGATTTAATATATACCAATCAAGAAAACGCAATGTTAAGATATCAAGCATTTGTAACTGATCCATCATTATTTTCACCTTTATTTGTAGTTACATTGTCATGGCATTTAGCATCTATGTTGGCTGGTCCTGTAATTAAAGGAGATCAAGGTGCGGCAGAAGCAAAACGTAGTTCACAAATGATGGTTAATTATTTGAATAGTGCAAAACAATCAGATAATTTACATAGAGATATTACAGTTGAGCATATAGTTCCTTGGACATCTGGGAGGTAATTTATGCCAGTAACTCGTAATTTTAAACAAGCATTTTCTGGAGGAGAAATATCACCAGAAATGTTTGGACGTATTGCTGATAATAAATTCCAACAAGGTGCAGCAACAATGCGTAATTTTATTGCTAAACCCCAAGGACCTGCTCAAAACAGACCCGGCTTTGCATTCGTTAGAGAAGTAAAAAATAGTTCAAAATCTACAAGATTATTGTCTTTTACATTTAATACAACTCAAACTATGATACTTGAGTTTGGTGATCAGTATTTTAGGTTTCATACACAAGGACAAACTTTATTTTATAACAATGGTTCAGCATGGAATAGTAATGGAACTTATTCAGTAGGTGAAATAGTTATACATAACAATATAAATTATTACGCTAAAACTACAAACCAAAACAGCCAACCACCTAATGCTACAAATTGGTATCCAATGCCAACAAATCCCAACATATACGAAATACCACATCCATATTTAGAAGCAGAATTGTTTGATGTTAATTATGTGCAATCTGCTGACGTTATAACATTAGTGCATCCTAACCATGCACCTAGAGAATTAAGAAGACTTAGTGCAACACAATGGGAATTGCGTGTAATTGATTTTAATAGTCCATTAACTGCTCCTACAAACGTAGCAGTATCTATGTATATACCATCATCTACTTCTACAAACACAGATACTTATGTTTCACACGAATATGTTGTTACGGCTGTTAAATCTAATTTAGTAGATGAAAGTAACCAATCAACTGCGGCATCTGTAAATAATAATATTTTTGTTTCTGGAGCAAAAAATACTATTACATGGAACGCAGTTTCTGGTGCTAGTAGATATAGAGTTTACAAACAACAAGGTGGTATATATGGATTTCTTGGTGAAACTACTGCAACAACACTTGTAGATGATAATATTGCTCCTGATTTTTCTAGAACACCACCAATTCATGAAAATGATTTTGTAGGCTCTGGTAATTATCCCGGTGCTGTATCTTATTTTGAACAACGCAGAGTGTTTGCAGGTACAAATAATGCACCACAAAATATATGGATGACGAAATCAGGTACTGAAAGTAATATGTCTTTTGGATTGCCAATACGAGATGATGATCGCATTGAGTTTAGAGTAGCTGCACGTGAAGCTAATACTATTAGACATATTGTTCCATTAACAAACTTACTTATGCTTACTGGATCAGCAGAATGGAGAGTAACTTCTGTTAATAGTGATGCAATAACACCTACATCTATATCAGTAAAACCACAATCTTATGTTGGTGCAAACAATGCACAACCAGTAATAGTTAATAATAGCTTGGTATATGCTGCTGCTCGTGGCGGTCATATAAGAGAACTAGGTTATAACTGGCAAGCAAATGGTTTTATTACAGGTGATTTATCTCTTCGTGCTCCGCATTTATTTGATAATTTCACAATTGTAGATATGGCTTTATCAAAATCACCTATACCTATTGTATGGCAAGTAAGTAGTAGTGGAAAATTATTAGGTCTTACATATGTTCCAGAGCAACAAATAGGAGCATGGCATCAACATGACACAGATGGAACTTTTGAAAGTGTAGCTTGCGTGTCTGAAGGAAACGATGACGTTACATATTGCATTGTAAAAAGATTTATAGATGGTGCTTTTGTTAGATATGTAGAACGCATGGGTACAAGATTATATGCAACTCAACGTGATAACTTTTTTGTAGATGCAGGTGCAACTTACAATGGTACAAATACAAACACAGGTCAAACCGTAACTATATCTGGTGGTACAAATTATACTAAAGGAGAAAGCGTTACAATAACTGCTAACTATAATTTATTTAACGCACCACCTAGTACTGATGATGTAGGTGATGCAATTGTATTGGTTGATGGTGCAAATTATTATCGTTGCAATATTACTGCTACAACAAGTCAAACAGTAGCTACAGTAAAACTTGATCGGGATTTGCCTGTAAATTTACGCAATACAGCAATAACTACATATGAAGTTGCAAGAAATGTAATATCAGGTATTACTTTTTTAGAAGGTAAAAAATTAAACATATTAGCGGACGGTGCTGTACATCCACAAAGAACAGTTGTTAATGGCTCTATTACATTAGAACGTGCGTCTAGTATCGTACATCTTGGATTACCTATAGAAGCTGATTTGCAAACTTTACCAATGGCATTACAAGTAGAAGCATTTGGACAAGGTAGAGTCAAAAATTTAAATCATGTATGGTTACGAGTATTAGAATCTTCTGGTATTTTTGCAGGTCCTAGTGCAGATAAATTAGTAGAAGCAAAACAACGTACAACAGAACCATATGGAACGCCGCCAAATTTAAAAACGCAAGACATAAAGATTATGCTTACACCACAATGGCAAGACAACGGCCAATTGTTTGTACGTCAAACTGACCCATTACCATTAACTATTGTAGGTTTAACACTAGAAGTAGCTATGGGTGGATAGTGTGACCGTAAAAAGATATTATGTAGATATACTAAAAAATAAAGAAGCGTTGAGGTAAGCACAACAATGGCTCAAGTAGGTTGGAGTGGCTTAAGTAATTTAGGTAAAGCAGGGATAATTACACAGGGTTTTGGTGCGGTAAGTGGTGCTGTTGGTTCTTTTTACGCAGCAAGTGCAGAAAAATATAAAACAAAAAGTTTAGCTTTAAGTTTGCAGCATAAAAAAGATATGGCTCTTTTTAATATGCGTCAAAAAGAAAGTCAAGCACAGCATATAAATCGTGCTTATAACAAACGATTTCAAATAATGAGTTTGAAACAAGGAGCAGCAAAGTCTAAAAACATAGTATCAATAGCTTCTAGAGGTGGTGTAAGAGGTGTTGGTAGTAATTTAAATGCAATGGTTAGTAATGACATATTGGCAGAGATAGATAAATTAACGATGAATTCTAATAAAGTGCGAGCAGTACAAAACAAACGATTAGAAGGTGTAGGTCTTGGAATACAAGGAGATATGTATGGAATGAGTGCAAGTAATATGTTTGCTACAGCGTCTTCTATTAGTCCGTTTATGAATATGAGCAGTAGTTTGTTAACAGGTGCAGGTAATGTTCTTAGCAGCTTACCAGAAGGAATGTTAAGAGCATAATTATGGCAAAAGTTCCTTTTCAAAATTACAAATTAGGAGAACAAGTAGAAACAGGTTCTGAAGTGCAATTTGGTGCTACTAGTGTAGAACCACAAAAAGATGTAGTTTCTGATGACATAAAACGTATGTCACAAGCTCAAATAGCTTTTGGAAAAACGTTAAATCGAATAGATGATCAGCTTAATGATTCTGAAGCTAAACGTTTGTATAACGAAGCTCATTATGAAGTTGAAGCTGTTGTAAACGAATATGGACAATTACAAGGTTACGATGCAGTAAAACCATTAACAACAGAAGGAGAGGGAGAAGATCAGGTATATACCTTAGATGAATATAACAACAATAAATTAAAAAAAGTTCTTGATACTGGTTCAGATAAAGCTAGTAATGGCGTTGTTAAATATATGTATGAACAAATGATGTCATCGTCTATAAAATCTGCACAAAATAAGATGATTAATCATTCCTTAACACAAGGACGTATAGCATTAGAAAACGAAACAGATGCGAGTATTGACATACATAAAACTAAAGCAAAAAATAATTATAAAGATTTTAGAGATCCAGAGGGTGAATTTAATAAAAATCGTATAGCGGCACATAGATTATTAGAACAAAAAGCAGTTTTAAAAGGTTGGAATCTTGACCCTAATGCCGTTGATGCTAACGGTAAAAAAATTGGAATAAGTGAACAATATTTAAAAGAAAAAAGTGAGCTTGATAAGGAAATAGCAAAAGATGTATTAGATAAATTAGATGAAGACAAAGATACAGAAGGCATTAAAGATTTTTTGGCAAGCTTGAAACCTTTTACATCTGATAAAACTTTTAATGAATTAGCGGCAGACAAAGAACAAAAACACGAGAATTTTAAAGGTGAAAACTGTGTTAATGCCACTCTTGCTAATACTGGTAATCAAAACGATGGTGAATTTTTAAGTCAAATTAATAAAACAATGTGTTTAAAATCAAACCATGCGTATGAAGATGGAAACGGAGGAGTTGTCACAGATGGATTACATTCAAATGAAAACGAAACATCAGGTACAACAACAACAGAAAATATAGAAACATTACAAAAAATAAGAGATACGTCTAAATTTTATTCACCTGAATCTTCACAAGCAGGTACTCTTATACCAGAACATCAAACTACGCACTTGTTTGCAATACAGCATATAGGAGTAGAAAAAGCTGATTCATTGTACACAAAAGCAAAATCAGACATAGAGATTGATAAAGCAAAATACAAAGAAGATCCTGTATATGCTGAAAAAATAAATAAAAAAATTATACAAAGATACAATCAATTAATTGTTCAAGAAGCAGCAAAAAAATATAAATTTGGTGGTGGAGAATATGTAAGCATTATAGAAAACGATTTAGCAATTATAGAAAAAGGTATTGATTACAATTATAAAAATACTAACGAAGAAGTTAAGGTAGATTTCGTTACAGGTTTGCGTCCTATAGAAGATTTAAAACGTGAAATTAAAGAAACTATTACAGATAAAGAAACACAAAAACACGCAATAAAAGATTTAGAAGTTAAATACGAAAAAATCGCAAATCAAAAAACACAAATTTATAATGAGAATTTAAACGCTGCAAAAAAAATAGCATTCGCAGAGCCAAACGGATACAAAAATCTTGCAGCTAATGGAATACAAATAGATAGTTTTAGTCCAAAAGATCAAGAGATTTTAAAAAATGGACAGCCAGTAGATTCTGATCAAGGAACGATAGCTAAACTAAAAGATAATCCAGAAGAAGTAGTTAATAATTTAGAGTCATACAGCCATAAAATTTCCAAATCTGATTATCTAGAATTAGAAAGATACGCTAAAGAATTGCAAGGAGGAGGAGAATCAAAAATTTTTGAAGTAAAGACTGATAGCAAAATGTTTAAAAGTGTTTTATATAAAAATGGTTTTGGAAATTTAGCTTTTCCAGATGAAGAATTAAAAGGCGATGATGCAGCTATATATAATGAACTTGAAGATGCATGGAGAGATAGAATAAATTATGCACAAAGGGTAGAAAAGAGAAAATTAACTAGAGCAGAAAAAGAACAATTATTAGTAAATGTATTATTAGACAAAGTAAATGTAGGCAAAAAATATAAAAAACAGGTTACTTTTGCAACTGTTCTTGAGACAGGTGAAAAGGATAAGTTAGATAAAACATCTGTCCTTGTCAAAGTAAAACGTGCTGATGGAACTGAAACAGAAGATCGGATATTTAATTCAGAGATCCCACCAGATATAAATATTGCAATAATGGCTGCGTTGTATAAACGTAAAAAACCTATGAATCAGCAACAAATTGCACAACTATGGCAAAACATGGGTAGGCCAGAAACTTTAGAAGAAGCAGATAAGTTTATTAAAGCAAGTAAAAACTATGAATTATTAACTATGGAGGAATAATATGAGTTCATCAAATCCTTTTGATAATGTTGGAAACGATCAATTTTTAGGTGAAAGCTACGGATCTAATCAAAATAATTATGTAGATGACAATCCGTTTGATACTTATTTTAAAGTACAAGACAAACAAAAAGAAGAAGTACTAAAACAAGTTCTTAGTCTTGCACAAAAAAAAGATCCAAACAGAATTGGAAAAGCACAGATATTAGCTGAAGAATTAGGCATACCACCTGACATGGCACTAGATAATGAAGGTGTATTAGAAATATTAGAGGAAAGAAAAAAACAACAAGAAATACAAAATCTTAATGCACGAGATTTAGCATTAGTAAATCCATTGTTGGCAAAACAATTGCGTGATCCTAACTTTGCAGCAATAGCATATGACAATATTCCCAGACTACAAAAAACTGAAGGTTTATTTCCCGGTTTTAAAAAGTTAGCACAAAACTATTACGAAGGTGATGCAAGGGGAACTATCGCAAGAGAAATGGGAGACATTGGAGATCGTTTAAAAACAAACGGTGTACCGTTTTTAGATACAGAAAGAGGATTTGAAGAAGGATATGTGCCTACTCAACAAGACTTAGATGACTTAGAAGCATTAAGAGTAATGGAAGAAAGATTAAGAGAATACGACAATAATGGTATTGGTCTTCTTGAAGGTTTTGCATATATGCCGGGTTTATTGCGTGGTGGTCAAATTGAAGCAATTACAGCAGGTTATGGATCGTATTTATTAACAGATGCAGCAACAAAGACACTTACTTCAACTGCCGGTTCACAATTTTTTGGTGCTTTATTTGGTAGTGATGGCGGTGGCAATTTTATGGGCTACGGAGTTGGTTGGGCATTTGGTCAGGTAATTTCACCATTCATAAGTCTCTTTACTGGTATGAATGCTTATACCAACAAAATGACTTTAGACATGAAAGAGATAGCATCTGGTCATCAATATATGGAAGCAAGAAGTAGAGGTATAAGTGTAGAAAAAGCACAAGTATTAGCAGAAATAACTGGATGGAGTGAAGCTGCTATTGAAAGAGTAGGAATAGAATATTTTTCTCGTGTCTTAAAAAAAAGTGCACCGGGTTACTTAAAACTTATTGACCCATTAACTAGTCCATTAATGAAAAAATCTGGATTAGATAAAGCAATAAACAGAGTATTTGCAAAAAATGTTTTAAGTAACGGTGGACGCAAACTTACATATAGAGCAGCATTATTTAGAGGTGCAGCACAATATATGTCTAACGTAGGAGTAGAACTTACTACAGAATTATTACAAGAATTAAATGCAATTGCAGGTATAAATTTATTTGCTGAATTTGAAGATGGGGTAACTCCAATTAGTGCAGTAGAAATAGGAGACAGAATTTATAACACAATGGATATGACTTTTAGAAGTATGGTTTTATTTGGTTTATTACCGTCAATAGGTAGTTTTGCAACTGATTTTACAGCGGCGAGCAAAGCAAAAAAAGATACAGCAATATTATCTAAGTTAAGTCAAATATCTAAAGATGACGTAACAAAAAAAAGAAATAAAACTGCATGGCAAAATTGGGTACAACAATTAGCTGATCAAAATAATGCAGACACAATACATATAAATGCACAGGAATTTAAACAACAATTAGATAACAATGCTATTACAGAACAGCAATTAGAATTGTTTTCACCAGATCTTGCTAATCAATTAAAAAATGCAGAAAAACAAGGTTTATCAGGAACAACTATACAAATAAAAACTGGTGATTATTTAGCAAATATTTCTGGTACAAAATTTGATGAGTCATTAAAACCACATATAAAATTTGGTAGTGACCAAATGAGTTTGACAGAAGCTAATCAATTTTTTAAAGACCAGCCAGAAATATTAAAAGCAATGAAAGAAGAAGTTAGTAAACAAAAAGATCAATTATTACGAGACAAAGAAGAAACAAGACAAATAGAATTACAAATTACAAAACAATTAAAAGCATTAAATATTTACAAACCACATAACGCACGGTTTTTATCACAACTAATAGGAAATTTTGCAAAAACATATTCTCAATACACAAATCAAACACCTTCACAATTTATAAACGATCATTTTTATAACATTCAATTAGACAGCAGAAGTAAAAATTTTGGTCAACAATATTTTAATCAAAACGGAACAATAAAAACAGACTCGCCATTATTTAAAAACTGGTTTCGTAAATCGAAAATGGTTAATAAAGATGGTACACCAATGGTGTTTTACCACGGAACTACAGACAATATAAGACAGTTTGATTTAGAACACCCAAACAGATTAGACACAGGGTATTTAGGCAAAGGCATATACGTTACTCCTAACAAAGGATTGGCAAAAATTTATGCTGATATTAAAAAAAGTAGATTTAGAAAAAAAACAGAAGATAAAAAAATATTAGAATTGTATGTACGTTTAGAAAATCCGAAAACAGTAAATGTAAATAGTGGGATTAAATCACAAAATAAAGATGGCGGTAAAGCAGCGGCAAATGCATACAAAGATAAATTAATTAACGAAGGACATGATGGTGTCATTATGGTTAATAATTCTGGAGAAATAGTAGAGGTAGCTGTTTTTGATGCAAATGCTGTTAAGTCTGTAGACAATAGTGGTAACTGGTCTAACGAAATAAATGACATATATAACCAACAAGTTATAGAATCCTTTGAACAAAAAGCAACACAAAAACAAGGCAAGCCAGTATCAGAAGAAGTATTTCAATTAGCAAGAATTTTAGAAAATTTTGATTTTGCAAAGAGTAAACCTTTTGCAACTAATCGTGATTTTAAATTAGAAATACAAGGTCGTATACAAGCTGCTGCTAAAAAAGCAGGTGTAAATTTAGCAGATTTTAGTGTAGAAACAGAAAAATATCTTGTAAGAACTTTATTGGAAGACGCACGATTTGCTTTGACAGAAAATGCAAATGCTGTTGGTTGGTATGACGAAAAAGTATCTAAAGCAGTACGAATACTTTCTCTTGTATATCCAAAAGTTGCTACTGATAAAAGACATGAATTTGTATTTAAATGGGCATTAGCAGCTACATCTAACGGTATAAAAGTAGATAAAAATTATGAGTATGCAGCAGATGTATATGAAAAATGGTTGAGGTCAGAAGAAGAACTAGGTGAAGGTAAAGGCAGATTGCCAGAAAAAATGTTAAATGCACAAGGCGAAAAGACAGGTGGTACTGCAAGAGCAGCAATGGAAAAATCTTTTAAAATATTAAATTTATTATTTGATAGAAAATCTTTTAAAGAAATAGAAGAATTTATGAGAACTATGCATACTGTAAGAGAAGTGCATGAGTTTGTAGGAACATATAAAAATGGAAGACAAATAAAAGTAGGCGGTGGTTATGGATTAGATGAAATGGTTTATGGTGCTGCAATAATGGGTCCAAAAATTGGTAATGGATTTTTTGCAAATTTAAATGGCAACTATGACCAATTAACTTTAGATAGATGGGCTATGCGTACATGGGGTCGCATGACAGGTACGTTAGTTTTAAACAAACAAAAACAAGCAAAAATAAAAAGAGGGCAGATAAAACAAATAATTAAAGCTTTAACTAAGACACAGAAAAAAGCGTTTGAAGCAATTATTGGCAGAAAACTTACAATAGGTGACCTTGATCAATTAGCTATTGATATTGAAAAAGCATCTACTACAGAAGAAAATCGTAAATTAATGGCACAAATAGCTACTTTTAAAGAAGATCCAAAACATAAAGAAATATATGTAGAAATTAATGGTAAGCCAAGAAAAGATGATGCCACAGTTTCTCTTGGTGACTACTTGCGTAAAAGAGGTAATTTATTAGCTAAAGATAATGATGGTCAAAAAGAAGCACCAAGTGGTGCTCCAGAAAGAAGAAATATAGAAAAAGTTTTTGCACAAGTATTAGAAGTTTTGCAAAAAGATTATCCTTCTTTAACAATGGCAGATTTGCAAGCACTTGTTTGGTATCCAGAAAAAAAATTATATGATTCTGCAAAATTAAAAGAAGCAGTAGTAGAAACAAATTACGAAGATAATGAAGCACCTGATTATGCCAATGCTGCTGTTGAATTTGCTGCTAGAATAGGTATACCAGATGAAGACATACAATCTGCAATACAGGAGGTGGATGATGAGTTACAGGCCGTTGAGCAATCAAGAGGAACACAACCTGATGCTGGAGGAAGAGGAGAGGTACGAGGAGATGATGGAACTTTCCAACAACAAGGAAGAATTGACGAAACCACAGGACTCCCTCTCAACCCAGATGGAACTGTCACCGTCTACCACCACACCAGTAGAAGAAACGCAGAACGAATCAGAGCGACAGGTGAACTTAGAAGTGCTGGAGAACCTGATGTCTACGTTACCACCAGAGCTATCACAGATACTGGCTATGGTGATACAGCAGTTCCCATCAGGGTTGACCCAAAAATCCTTGAACCAAATGATGAATTCCCTAACGGACGAAGAGATTTCAACATCAGACTTACAGATGCTGAAGGAAATCTTGTCTACGGAGGATCTATTCGAGTAAACGTTGGAGAGTTTGCACAGCAACAAGATTCTGACGGTGCTAGAGGTCGTTTTCAACCGGATACATTAACAGCATTATTTACTACACAAGCAGATTTCTCAACTTTTGCACATGAGAGTGCTCACTATATGTTAACTGTATTAGAAAATATAGTTACAGGAGAAAATGCCCCATTAGAACTAATAAATGATTTTAATATTTTATTAGATTTTTGGGGTGTAAAAGATTTAGAAACATGGAAATCTTTTGACATTGATCAAAAAAGAAAGTACCACGAATCATTTGCATATAACTTTGAAATTTATCTGTTTGAAGGTGAAGCTCCAAGCACGGCATTACAAGAAATGTTTAGGAAATTTAGTAGATTTATTAAAAAAGTTTATACAGATGTTATTTACAAAGTTAACGCTGCTTATAAACAAGAAACTGGTCAAGACTTGCCTATGCTTACTGACGAAGTAAGAAACGTAATGGACAGAATGTTAGCTGTTGATGAAGACATAGTACAAGCAAATGCAATATATGACATGAAAGGTATGTTCCAAACACAAGAACAAAGTGGGATGAATAATACAGAGTGGGCAGAATATACAGCAGCATTAGAAGAAGCAGAAAACGAATCAATAGAAATAATGACACGGCAAAGCATGAGACAAGTGCGTTGGTTGAATAACAAAAGAGAAAAAGTCAAAAAACAATTTGATAAAAAAGTTCTTAAATTGCGTCAAAAAATAGAACAAGAAGAACTTGAAAAATTAAAACAAGATCCAGTTTATAAAGTCCAATCATTTTTAAAACGTGGTGAAACTTATAATGAAAAAGGTGAATTAGTAAAAACAAAAGGTATTCATAAATTATCTATTAATAGCGTCAAAAATTTAATACCATTTTATGACGAAGACGTAGCAAAAGCAGATATAAAAAAATTAGGTACTGGTCAAAATGGCATGGTTAGAAAAAACGGTTTAGACGCAAAAGTTGTAGCAGATATGTTTGGGTTTCCATCAGGAGAATCATTGGTAAATGCATTATTAGAAATAAGACCTATACAAGATGTTGTAAAAGAACGTACAGATCATCGTATGTTAGAAGAACATAGTGATTTAATTGATGACAGACAATTAGAATTACAAGTACAAGAAGCAATACATAACGAAGCAAGAGCAAGATTTATAGCAGTTGAACTAGGATTTTTAACAAAAGCTATGCAACCAGTAAGATATCAAGTTGCTGCTGCAAAACAAGTTGCTCAAGATATATTGGCAGATATGAAATTATCAGAAATAAGACCGTCAGTATTTACAAGAGCAGAAGCTAATGCGTTAAAAGAAGCTGAAAAAGCAATGAAAAGAAAAGATGCTGATTCTATTAGAGATGTTGTACAAGCAAAACGATCACAACTTTTAAACAATCAACTAGCAAAAGAAGCTATAGAAATACAAAAACAATATAGAAAACAAGTTACAAATAAAGATTCTTTATTTAACAAGTTTTTTGGATCTGATAAAAAATTATTTAGAAAAGGCAAAAGTCAACGAAATTCAGATTTAGTAAGTGCGGGTAGAGCAATATTATCTTCATATGGTATTGGACCAATAGTAGAAAATCCAATGGTGTATGTAGAAAATATGAAAGAATATGACAAATATATGTATGAAGAACTTAAGCCTATGATTGAGGACACACAAGCAGCCGAAGGTCAGGCAGATATTACAGATTTAACTTATGAAGAATTTTTAAATTTAAATGATTTGATGGAGTCTTTATGGCATCAATCTTTACGTCAAAATCAAATGAGAATACAAGGTGAATTATTAGATATACAGCCATTAAAAGATACTTTAATTAATCGTATGAAAGTAATGATATCTAGAAGTAAAAGATTAAGTGCTAGAGCAGCAACACCTATTGGAACAACGGAAGCTGTACCAACATCATATGGCAATTTTTTAGGGTTGTTAGGATTTGGAGCAAAACTGAGAAGAATGGAACCGTGGGTTGACATGATGGATGGAGCACAAGGTGTAAATCCGGGATTTCTTTCAGCAGTATTAGAATTAAAAGATGGCAAATTAGGTGATTTTTATAATACGTTATGGTTTCCAATGCGATCAGCATTAGATGAATACAGAGTAGATCAAACTATTTATACAAAAGAATATGCAGAATTAGTTGGTGCTGTTGATTTTGGTAATACAGAGATTATGGCAAATGAATTTGCAATGGTTGATAATACTGAAGAGACAAGAGCATATAAATTTGGAGCAGAAAGTAATGGCAGAGGAAAAGTTGAATTGCTTGGAGCTATGCTGCATACAGGTAACGACAGCAATAAAAAGAAATTATTACTTGGCAGAAAATGGGGCAAACTTAACGAAGATGGGTCATTAGATTCAACTCATTGGGATGCGTTTGTAGAACGTATGATTAACGAGGGGCATTTAACAAAACAAGATTTTATATTTTTACAGTCAGTATGGGATTTAAATAAAAAGATGTTACCTCTTTTGCAAAAAGCACATAAAGAAACTGAAGGATATTATTTTAAAATAGTTAAACCAACGCCAATTGTGAATAGATTTGGCGAATTTGAAGGAGGTTATGTACCTGCTAAAGGTGATCCAAATATGACAGATGTAAATATTAAAGATGAAATAAGTACCGCAAAAATGGAGTTTAAAAATTCATTACCAAAAGTTGAAAACGGTATGACAAAAAAACGTAATGAGCAGTTTGCACAACCACTATCATTGCATTTAGGCTATATGACAAAACATATAGATGACACATTACGTTATGCCCATATACAACCAGTAATTAAAGATTTATTAAAAATAATAGACGATAAAGAATTTACAAAGTTTTTAAAAATTATAGATCCAACTATTAAAGATGAAATGATAATGCCTTGGTTAAAATCAGCAGCTAGTCAAAGAACATATTCACCTAGTGTTCTTGGTCCAAAAGCTGACGCACTTATACAAACTGGTAAACGTAGGACAGGTATGGGAATAATGTTTGGAAATCTAACAAACGCATTTACACAACTTACAGGTTTATTCCCTGCACTTATAAAAGTAAAACCTAGACATTTAATAGAAGGCATAATTGAATACATGAAAGATAGAGAAGGCACAATGCAAAAAATTGCCGCAGCATCACCTTTCATGGCAGATAGACAACAGAATTTAATATTTGATATTCAAGGCAGGTTAAACGATTTAATTATAAATCCAAATAATTTTCAAAGAATGCAAGAGTGGAGTAAAGCTCATGGTTATTTTTTACAACAAACATTTCAAGGTATAACTGACGCTATTGTCTGGATTGGAACTGTTAACCAAGTAACTGAAAGAATGCCTGTAACTATGAGCAATGAAGAGGTAATGGCTGAAGCTATTAAACAAGCAGATGCAAATGTTCGTATGACACAGGATAGTTTATTGCCAGAAGACAGAGCAGCATTTCAAAACATGGACCCCATAATTCAATCATTAACACAATTTACTGGTTACTTTAATATGATTGCAAATTTAGATTTTACGCAATATCAAAAATTAGTTAAAGATGAAATAGGTTATAAAAATAAAGGTATAGGAACAGAGCAAGGATTTTATTTATATCTGTACACTATTCTTATGCCAGCAATAATTTCAGGTCTTATTATGCGTGGTTTAGCTGGCAGATTAGGAGAAGATAAAGATGATGATGGCTATATACATGATGATGTAGCTAAAGCATTTTTAGGAGATATTATGGGTTACAAGGCAGGTTTAATACCTGTAGTAGGACAACTTGCACTTATCCCAATAAATGCTCAAAATGATCTGCCTTGGGATGACGATATAGTTTCTAGCCCAAGTATTGAAGCATTGCAAGATTCGGCTCGTGTAATACTAGATCTTCCCATAACAATATTCCAAGAAGGTTTAGAAGGCACAACAGGAAAACAAATAAGAGATGTTTCTACTTTGGTTACATTAAGAACTGGCATTCCAGTTACACCATTAGGTAGAACACTTGGCTATTTACGAGATGTACAACGTGGCTATGCTAAACCTAAAGGACCAGTTGATTTTATAAGAGGTGTTGTTACAGGTAAAACAGGTACAAGATAATAAAAGTGTGACCGTAATCTATAAAGTTATTGATAACCTTAATAAGATAGTGAAAATGTCTAGTTAATGACGATAAATTCGACTACACGAAAGACTAGTAATTTGGCCGGAAATGGCAATACTCATACATATCCGTTTGCCTTTAAAGTTTTTACAGACGCAGATGTAGTTGTAAAAAAATTAGAAGTTAGTACAAGTATAGAAACTACCTTAACTCTAGGTGCTAACAATGATTATATAGTTACTTTAAATTCAGATCAAAATGGTAATCCCGGTGGAAGCATAACCTTAAAATCAGGTGGTAACAATTTTAATTTACCTTCTGGTTTTCAACTTGTTATTACATCTGCTGTAGAACCATTACAAGGAACAGATCTTACTAACCAAGGTGGATTTTACCCAGAGGTTATTAATGACGCTTTAGATCAAGCAGTTATATTGCACCAACAACAGCAAGATGAATTAGATAGATCAATTAAATTTTCATTAACTAATACTATTGGTAGTTTAGAAATTACAGAAAACGCTAACGCTCGTAAAAACAGAGTATTAGGTTTTGACAATTTAGGTGAGTTTGAAGTATTAAAAGAACTAGGAACATATCGTGGTAATTGGGCTGCTGGTACTTCTTATGCAGTAAGAGATCTTGTTAAAGATACATCTACAAATAATATTTTCTTTTGTAATACAGCACATACTTCACAAGGTGCACAGCCATTAACAACTAATACTAACTCTGCAAATTGGGATTTAATAGTAGACGCAGCATCATCTACTACTGCACAAAATAATGCAGCGGCATCCGCTACTGCATCCGCAAATTCTGCCACTGCCGCAGCTTCATCTCAAACGGCAGCAGCAAATAGTGCGACGGCCGCAGCAACGTCTGAAACAAATGCAAGTAATTCTGCAACTACTGCATCTACAAAAGCGACACAAGCAGACGCATCTAAAACAGCCGCCCAAACTGCGCAAGCCGCAGCGGAACTTGCACTTGATACTTTTGATGACAGATATTTAGGAGCAAAACAAAGCGACCCGGCTACGGATAATGACGGTAATGCACTTATAGATGGAGCGTTATATTACAACACAACATCTAACATAACTAAAGTTTATGATTTAGGTACAACATCTTGGTTAGTTGTAAATATAACTGGTACTGATCTAACAAATACAAATACAGTTGCTGGTGCGATTAGTAACGTTAATACAGTAAGCAGCAACATTTCTAATGTAAATGCAGTTGCTAGTAATTCTAGTAATATTAACGCTGTAGCTGGAAATAACAGCAATATTAATACAGTTGCAGCAGCTAATACAAATGTTAATTCTGTAGCTGGCAGTATTGCAAACGTAAATACTGTGGCAAGCAATATATCCAACGTCAATACAGTAGCAGCGGATATCGCTAAAGTAGTTACTGTCGCTAATGATTTAAATGAAACTGTTTCAGAAATAGAAACAGCAGCAGCAGATTTACAAGAAACAACTTCAGAAATAGATACTGTTGCTAATGCAATTACTAATGTAAACCTAGTAGGAAATAATATAAGTAATATCAATGCAATAGGTACTATTCTTGCAGGTCAAACTACATATGCAGTAACTGTTGCTAATGGTGTTTTCTATATTGATGGTGCTGCTAATCCAACTTTAAGTATTATTAGAGGGTTTACATATATATTTGACCAATCGAACAATTCAAATGCTGGGCATCCATTAGCTTTTAAAGATGGAAGTGGCAATGCTTATACAACTGGAGTAACTGTTAACGGTACGGCAGGTCAATCAAATGCAAATGTAACTTTTGTTGTACCTTCAAATGCCCCTGCATCAATGCGTTATTACTGTACACAACATGGTAATGGTATGGGTAATACTATTACAGTTGGTGATGACAATATTGGTGTTGTAGCAGGTGATATAAATAACGTTAATACTGTTGCAGGTTCAATCTCTAACGTAAATAATGTTGGTGGTAGTATTGCAAATGTTAACTCTGTTGCTAGTAATTTAAGTGGTGTTAATGCATTTGCTGAAAGATATAGAACAGATAATAGTGGTAATAATCCATCAACTAATAATGATGGTGGTGATTTATTTTTTAACCAAGCAAGCGGTAAATTACTTGTTTATAACGCTAACACTTCTGCATGGGAAGAAACACAATCTGTTGGTAACTTTTTTATAAATACTATTAGCAGTTTTAGTGGCACTGGTGGTAATAGTGCAACGTTTAATGGATCTGCATACAAATTTACATTAAGCAATGCAGGTCAGTTTGCTCAACAAATGTTGGTAAGTGTTGCTGGTGTAGTACAAAAACCAAATACAGGCACAGGACAACCTAGTGAAGGGTTTGCTTTAGATGGTGCAAACATTGTTTTTGCTGCTCCACCTCCAGCCGGGGCTGATTATTTTATAGTTACTATTGGTGCGTCTGTAAGTATTGGTACGCCTAGCGATGGCACTATTACAGAAGCCAAATTAAATGCTAGTAACAATCCTGTTAATGGATATTTTTTACAAGCACAATCTGGTGCAGCAGGTGGTTTAACTTGGGCTGCTGTAGATCTTACTAATCTAAGTGCAAGCAATTTAACTTCTGGTACTTTACCTAATGCTAGATTCCCTGCAACATTGCCAGCAGTTAGTGGAGCAAATCTAACTAATTTACCAGCAGGTAATTTAACAGGCACAGTAGCAGATGCTCGTATCACAAGTTTAACAGCATCAAAATTAACAGGTGCTTTGCCCGCAATAGACGGATCAAATCTTACAGGTATAAGCACAGATTTAGTTGGTGACACATCACCACAACTAGGCGGTGACTTGCAAACTAACGGAAACCATATTGGATTTGCAGATAATGATAAGGCTAGGTTTGGAAATAGTAATGATCTAGATATTTATCACAATGGTACAGACAATTACATAAATAATGTTACTGGACATTTAAGAATTTTTAATGGTGCTGCTAACAAGGCAATAGTATTTAGCACAAGTGGTAACAATAGATTTCAAATTAGTGATGGCGGTCATTTAATTCCATCAGCCAACAATTCTTTTGATTTAGGAGATACAAATTATCGTTGGAGAAATGTTTATACCAATGACCTTAACTTATCTAACGAAGGTTCTTCTAATGACGTTGACGGAACTTGGGGAAGTTATACTATACAAGAAGGAGCAGAAGATCTTTTCTTAGTGAACAAACGCAATGGCAAAAAATATAAATTTAATTTAACGGAGGTAACATAATGGCTATTTATTATGGTGACGGTACTAACTCCAATGGTGACTCTGGCTTTGGAGGTCGCATAGTACAAACTGTAACAAGTATGAAAGGTGGACATACAAGTCATACTGGACAATCTTGGTCGAGTAACGTAGGTGGTCTTACGTCATCTATTACAATGAAGGATTCTAATAATAAAATTTTAATTCTATATAACGTTTCAGTAAGTGCAGCAGCAAACGTATACTCTGCTCAAATACGTTTATTGAGAGATAGCACTCATCTTAATCCCGGTGTACAAGGTCAAGTTCAACAGGCTGTAGCAAATAACCATTACTTCACAAGTTATGACAGCTACTCAAGTTATACTTTTTCTAACATGAGTAATGGAGCAATTGATTCTCCGGGTGATACCAATCAACATACTTATGCTATACAAATAAGAAGTGGATATAGTAACTATGCTGTTTACATAAATAGAACTTATAATAACGGAAATAGTAACAATCTTGGTACTGCATCTTCATTTTTAACACTCTTTGAAATCGCACACGCTTAACTATGGATCACGAAGCAATTAGAAAAGCATACCCAACTGTTATAACTATAGACGATGACAGTAATGCAATTTTAGATAAAGATGGTGCAACAGTAACTGTTGAACAATCAAAAATTGATGAAGCTAGAGTTACATTAAACGCAGAATACGAAGCGACAAAATACAAAGAACAAAGAAGATTAGAGTATCCAGATCCGGGTACGCAATTTGATTACATTTATCATCATGGCATTGATAAATGGAAGACAGATATAGTCGATCCTGTCAAAGCCAAATACCCAAAACCTAACTAATTATGGGATTAACAAAAATTTCTACTGATGGTGTAAAAGATCAAAATGTTGATCTTACTAAATTGCCACATGGCGATAGTAATAATGATGGTAAATTTTTACGAGCTAATAACGGTGCAGACCCTACATATGAAACTGTTAATACTGATTTAAGTGCTGACAGTTCACCTCAATTAGGTGCTGATCTAGATACGAATGGTAATGATATTGATTTTGCTGATGGCGATAAAGCAACTTTTGGTGCTAGTCAAGATTTAGTTGTACGTCACAGTAATAGTGACAACAATTCTTATGTAGAAGAATCAGGTGGTGGTAGTTTAGTTGTTAAGTCAGATGATTTTTATTTACAAAATGCTGGTGCTAACCATACACAAATAAAATCTGATTCAGATGCTGAAGTAGAACTTTCACATAATGGTACACCAAAATTCCAAACTACACAGGACGGAGCAAAAATTTTAGGTACTGGTAATCTTATATTACCTGCTGGAGATACAAGTCAAAGAGGTACAGGTCAAGCTGGTTCTATTAGATATAACACCCAAACATCTATGTTAGAAATACATAATGGAACTACATGGGTAGGAGTTGGCAAAAGTACACCACAAATTGTAAGCGTAACTAATCAAACTACTAATGGTGCTGCTGGTACTACTATGGTTATTAAAGGCGAAGGTTTTGTTAGTGGTTGTACTGTTCACTATGTTGGAAATGATGGCACTAATATTGCAGCAGGTTCAGTAACGTTTAATAGTTCTACGCAACTTACTATTGTGAGTCCAGCATTGACTGTAGCTAAAGCACCTTACGCTATAAAAGTAACTAACCCAGATGGTGGGTTAATAATAGCAGCACCAGAAGTAGAAGTTACTGCGGGTAGTGCACCAAACTGGACAACAGCCCAAGGTCAATTAGGTGGTGGTAGTATACAAAAAAATGCTGCTGTAAATATAACTGTTGCAGCGTCAGACGCAGATGGACAAGCTATTACATACTCTGAGACAACAAGTGTTTTAACATCTAATAGCAATACACCTGCTGCTACTATGAACTTATCGTTAAACAGTTCGACAGGTGTAATTTCTGGTACATCTCCTAACGTATCCGCAGACACAACATATAACTTTACACTTAGAGCAACTGATACTGCTACTAACTTTTCAGACAGAAACTTTTATATTATTGTACAAGCTGCACCACCTCCTAGCTATTGGTTTAGAGGAACATCACAAGGTGGTAATGGTTTAGCAAGTGGCGTAACTTGGAGTCATACAGGTTATTATCCTAATGCTACTGGTGGATCTAACGCTAACGCAGATAGATTGTATAACTATGGTCAAGGTAATAGCGGTACATACGCTGGGTTTAGACAAACTGGATATACAAATGGTATTACAATACCTGTAGGACACGACAGATGTGATATTTATATAAGTGCTATTGCTAGATATAACTATTCAAATGGTAACCAATGGACTTCAACACAACCAAGTGGTAACAGCACAGGTACTGGTGCGTTTGGTAATTTAATGAGCAACCCTAGTACAGGACTGCATACTTATACCATACCTTCACAAGATCAAGGTCAAGTAAGGTATTTTATAATGTCGGGATACGCTGGGCAAAATGGTAGCTGGTCACAAGAAGTTACTTTAGTTAAAACATATAATCAAAACAATCCATAATTACTTTACCTGTTCTCGCAATTGCCTTGTCATTATACCCATAGTGACGTAAAGAGGACTGATTGCTACTATAAGAAGCAGAACGACTATGCTCATTACTGAGCAAGCTCGTATTATTGACTCTTTAATCATGAGAAAAATTCTTGATGCTTTAACAATCTTAACCACGATCCTAACTTTGGGCATTGTTGGTACAGGATTTTATACATACAAATTTGTAAGCAGCGAACAATTCAAAGCTAAGATTATGAACTCTATACTTGGCGAGGTAAAGGGGCTATTGCCTAACGTCATGGATAACGCATTACCAAAAACAACTGGCATATCTATACCAACACTTCCAAAAAAATAATTGGAAATACCTGAGATACATATACCTGATGTTCATATCCCATACACTTATGTGCCTGACTATGGGCATTCAAATGTACAAATTATAGGTTGCACTTACTACCACAGAGATACAAAAAATACAGGCAATAGAAATTTAATAATAGAAGATCCAAATGGGGTTGTGACAAATTGTCCGTACCCTAGTTTTAACCCATTGAACTATGTACCAGATCAATTAACAATTACAGAAGAGATGCCTAATCTTGCTAACGATAGTGAGATGCCAACTAGTGAGCCACCTAAAACTGAGACAACAAACAATGAAAAAAAAGAAGAAGAATACAAACCTTGCCCTCCAAAGAACGCACCATTTAGGGAAGGAGATTACAGAAATGATAAAAAAATTGAAAGATTGGTAAAATATGAAAGAAGTATAGATGGCTCTTGTGACCCGATCTGGGAAGACGTACCATTCAGAGAAAGTCTTATTGGTACTCCTGAAGTTCTCGTTTCTACTACTGTTATCGGTCTGGTTGCCGGTGGCTCTGCGGCTCTTGTACCCTTGATACAGGGGGCGGCAAAGTCAACTATAAAACAATTAGGTAAACGTCTAAGTAAATCTAAGGTTTCAAAGAATGAGAGTGAGGTATCACCTGACCGGGAGGAACAGTAACTGCAATCCCCTCGCATATTGTTGCAAACTTACCTGTAAATTGAACACCAAGTTTAGCTTGTTCACCACATACTTTTAGCCGAAACAGAGCGACCTCTAGTTCAGTTTTTTTATACAATAATTCTTGGTTTTTTATATTTATTTCTGTTGCCTGATGACATAGTGCAGGTGATTTGCCTAATGGAATAGTAAACTGTGCTGATATACCGTAGTTTAAATTGTAGTTATCCTTCTCAAACCTTGGTGTACGCTGATAATATTTGATCTCACCAGTGTCTTCGTTGTAAATTGGTTGTACAGTTTCTGTTGATATAGGTCGGTTAAATGACCATGAGTCAGTAAGAAAAGGTGTGATGGTAAGGCTAGGTGAACTACAAACTATACCCTGTGACATTCTAAATTGAGGGGTTGATTGTGGGGCAATCATGGTGGCATTGTTATTTACCGTTCCCTGTGCGTTACTAGATGGGCTTGCTACAGTTGTATTAGCAAATACCTTAGTTGGACATAGACAAAGTAAAACTACTGCCCAAACGTGGTTTCTACGGTGGTTGTTGTAGTGGTGTTTATTACTCTGTTGATTGTGGTAATTGTGTCTAAACCGGGAGAAATTATTGATTCGACCAAACTGAAAGGCTGACCTTCGTTTACTATTTTCCATCTAGGCACACCTTCCAACGTAGGACTTGTATATGAAAACTTAATGCCATTAACTGTTTGTTCAGCATCTGCTGTAGGGATTGAATTAATATAGCCATTAACATCTGCACTTTCTATGTTCGTGCCTGAGACACTTAAAGAATACCCTGTCCGAAACTGATGAGATACCACGGATTCCGTTATAACACTTTGAGTCTGGGAATTTGTGCTTGAACTTCCTGTACGGAAGGTAGGTATTACTGGATTTGCAAGGGTTTTGACAGGAAATAATATTATAAATAGCAGCCAAAATTTTTTCAATCTATGGTTATGGTTACTGTTGTCGATCCTACGCAGCTAGAACCAGATCCAAATGCACCACTACAAGTATGAACCCCTGATGACAAAGAAGTCATAGCACCTGATCCCAAAGTACCCCCAGATCCTATAGTTGTCTGTCCACCAAGATGTGGCAATGCTGCTATGCCTGACGATGGCGTGATCGCACTTGGAGTTGCGTCACCCATAGTAACTGATTCAGTAAGAGAAAAAGCTGATCCCGCTGTTGTTACCGCTTTGTCTGTTTGAATCATGGCAGGTACACCTGCGGTCAAGCTGCCTATATTTAAACCACCTATGGCATTAGATGTTGTAGATCCCCCACTAGTTACAGATGGAGTTATATTTGTACCTGATATTGAATATGTCGTGCCTAATTTATTGGTAACAGAGTACGGCATATCTACCGAGATCTGAGCAGATGTCGTGAACTTCTGGGTAATGTCTGCTAATGCTACAGAAGGACTAAACAGTAAAAGTAGTGCTAGTAGTTTTTTCATTTTTTTTGTTTAGGATCAACAATTTCTGCACCAATAATTTTAATTGGCGTTTCAATTCTAACTGTTTGATAGCTGCCAGATTGTGATGCTAGTAACTCTTCTACTTCTTTTTTGTTTAATGGTTTGTCTTCTGGTTTAAATGTACCGTCACCTCTTTTCTTAGCACCTTCCAAACCAAAACTTGCTAATGCACCTGTCAGCAAACTTGCAGGGAAAGTTATATCTTTAGGTTCGTTGCTGTATCCGGGTAACGATATGTAGTTAAGGGATACTATAAAACCACTCCATGCAACAACTACAAGTCGGACAACAACAGATATAAAAGTTAGTTGTTCTTCTTTGTCAGTAATATTTTCTTTGAGTTTTTGTAGAACTCCTTTCTTTTCCTCTGTCATAATAAGGATTTATTAGTCATACTATACATAATTACCTATTTACGCAAATGCCAGATGTATATGCAGCACTTATAGGAGCATCTGTTACTGCACTTGTTATGGTGTTATCTAATATAAGTAGTCGTAGAGAACGAGACATACGAGACATATACTTTAGACTAAACAAATTATCAGAAGCGGTTAGCAAAATAGAAGGCAAGATCCAATAACGTGTGCTATGTTTGGAAAAACAAACAAACTATGTACAAAATACTAAAACCTATATTATTACGCTTCCTTTCTACGACAGGATGCAAGAGGTTAATTGTAGATTTATTACGGACAATTTGTAAGCAGACCTCGAACACATTAGATGACCGTGCAGTAGATCTGCTTGAGCAACAGTTGTTTCCTAAATTAAACTAATGACTAAAGAAAAATTTCTCAACATTGAAATTGAAGAGCCACCTGTAGAGTTGCAGTTATCGGTTGAAATGCGA